AGCTGCTGCGATTTCCTCGTGAGTCAAGATCATCGTAAACTTAGCTGGCAAGTAATCATCTGGCACTTCGATAATCAAACAGCCATCAATCATGCCATAGTTACCGGTTCGGCGCGAGTGAGCGGTCAATTCACTTGGCACGCTAAACTTTGGATCAAGTTTGAGCGCTGAGTAAGTGGTAGCTCCCACTAATGCCACGCGACCTTTTTTAGGCACTTTAAAATTAGTTTGCTTAACCATCAGCTCATTAAATGATTCATAGGCGTTGGTTGGGGTAATAACCTTGACAGTTGCGGTAGCTGCATTAGCTAACACTGCGATATTGTGCTTATCTAGAGTCGGAATGATCTGTTTTTTGATTTGTTCTTTCATCCAGTCTTTAGCATCCAACGAACCATCTTGAGCAAATTTTGCATCTGATTTATCAATCTGAATTGCGAAGTACTGGTCTTTAGTTACAGTTACGACCTGTTCTTTGTTTTCACCAGCTTTAAACTCGTAGCCGAAGCTTCCAACGCCACCATTAGCGTGTTTGCGAGTGGTATAGTCGCGTAGTTCTTGCGTTTGAATACTGTAAAGTTTAAATGTTTTAGTTAGCCCACCAACAACTTCATATTTACCTTTGAAGGCTGGTGCGGTTAATGATTCTAGATTAAAACCAGTATCTAATACTTTAGAATAGGCACTGGCCAATTTAATGTCTGCCATAAAATATTCTCCTTATGGGTTATTAGTTGTTTATTAGTCAAAGAAACTCGCCACAAACTCTTCCTCAGTCATTCCGCCATCTTTAACGCTAGCTTTAGAACTTGGATAAGGGTTGGTAGCTTGTCGAATCTGTTGTCGTCTTTGGCTTGTAGTGGCTTTTTCAGCCATTTCCTTGCCAGCGTTTTGCCCAAGTCGGTAAATCATACCAATGCTTTGTAGAAATGGTGCTAATTTGACTCGAGCTTGAACAATCTCGCCATCAGATCCGCGCTGAACACCAGCCATTTCCTCATACATCTCCATAATTCCGCTTGCTAAATCGCGATTGAACTTAGCATGCTTGCTATCGAAGATTTCTGGGAAGTCTCGACTAGCTTCAGCTACAGCCAAATCGATTTCTTGCCGAGTTTCAGCAATACTCTCAATCTGGTTTTGTCGTTGAATATTGGCTTCATTTAGTCGCATTCGAGCCTCAGTGCGAGCATTCTCCTCCGAGATGTCCTCATCTTGCGACATAATGTAGTTAGTTAATTCATCGACGGTCGGCAGTTGCATTTCCTCGTAGCGAGCAATCTCTTCTTTATAGCGATTGCGCGTGGCTACTAAATCACGAATTTCCTGATTTAACGCCTCTTTACGAGATTCTGCGCCAGTCTGTTTGTCTTTTTCTTCAGTTTCGGAAGCTTCCTCAGTGTTTTGCTCCGACTCCTCAGCTTCTGATTCGTTAGTCTGGGTTTCTGCCTTATTCGTATCAGCTTTTGGACTTGGTTTCTGTTCTGCCTCGTTAATTCCCTCGTTAAAAGCCTTATCGAGTGCCTCATCGATACTCATTTCGCTAGACGAACCGCTAGCGCCCACGCTATTTAATTCACCAGTTGATGACTCTGGTTGGGTTGGTTGCGCGGATTCCACCGCTGTATTTACATCTGACATAATTTCTCCTCTTAGTTATTAACGCCGTTGACGATGGCGTTCGAGAGCTTAAGGATGAAGGCTCTGTAGTGGGTACTAAATGGGACAAGCACCCACTACACAACCTTAATCTTGGTTATGCTCCTGGACTAAGTTAATTCGCCTCTTAACCTCACTTTGGATATTGATTAAATGTTTCTCGAGCAACTGTAGAGCTAACATCTGACTAGCTAAATCTTGAGCTGGCTTAGACAAATCGATCTTAAGTTGCTTAATACTGTCAGTTTGTGCAATTGCTTCGGTTAGATAGTCATCAAGTACCTGCAAAATCGGCATTTCTTTGACTGATTGATATTTTTTGCGTTTTACATCATCCAGTTGCTCCTTGCTTGGTTCAACCGGGTTAGAGTAGAAGTTGTTAGGGTAGGGATTGCTCATTAGTTTTGGCCTCCGATAATTTGATCTAATTGCTCAGATGACATACCTTGCTTCATCTTGTTGACTGCCGTTAGGGCTTCAGCTTGGTTTAACCCATTACTCATCAGGGTTTCGGCTAATTGCTGATCATTAGGGCTAATTGGCTCTGATTGAATAGGAGCTGGTTCTATTTCAGCCTGAGTCTCTTCGATTATGTTAGAAGTTGGCAATTCCATCATTTCGTTCATCTCAAGTTCACCTTTTTGTTGAGGAGCAATTTCCTCGGTATTTGGCACGCCAGATTTCTTAACAATCTGGTAAACCAATGGTCCGAGCTTGAGATACGGTTCAAGCGCATCACCACCACTGATACGAATTTCTAATAACTTGTTTAGGCTCTCAAGTTGCTCTTGGTCATCATCGAGTTTGGAACTTGAGGCATCAACCTTGAACTTGACGGGTGCTAATGTATTATTTTCATCAACCAATTTCTCATAGTCGAACTTGAGTGATTTAGCATTAAAAGCTGGATCGTCTTTGCGCTTGGCTTCAATATAACGCTCTGATAGTGGCACAACATCAGTCTTTTTAGCGTCAATATGTGCCGCGATGTGTAGGTTTAATAATCCTTCAGCCACTCGACCGAACCAATCCTCAAACTGTCGGCGTAGATAGTTGTCGGCTGTGTCAATTCGAGCCTCTTGAGCACGTACGCCAGCGTGAGTCTTCGAAAAGCCAGGATTGCCCGCTTCAGCTGAAACACTGGTATCGCCATTATTGGTGATATTTAAAATATTGCCCTTCAAAATCCCCTGAATAGTTGGGAAGGTATTGATCAAAGTATCATCAGTATTGACTGGTTGAGCATCGTTTTCACGATTAGCACCCATATCTCAGACAGCGTATGGGTCATATTGAATTGTTTTAAGATTCGGATTGCCCCAAACTTTAGTTGGTGGTGCTGATTTCAATCCCACTTGGAACTGATAATTTTGCAAGTGTTTATCCAGCATATCTTGCGATTTAATTGTTAAGCGAATAGCGCTCTGACCAAGCGGATGTTCACCGTCCTGCTTGAAATACATATATTCAATTGGAATATAGCCTCGTGGATCAGGATTATCCCATTCACGCACTACTTCGCCATCTTCGCTAAAAGTGTAAAACTTATTATTGATGCCCTTTTGGAAGGCGTGTATTAACTTCACAAAATCGCCGCCTTCGCCTTGACGTTTTTCAATCTTAGTCTGACTTTCAGTATCTTTTGGACGTAAATCAGCCTTTAATTTCTCAAGTTTTTGTAATTTCCAGTTAGTACGATAATCTTTGTCTTTGGCCAGCTCTTTTTCACTATCAATAATGGCGTCAATATCGCTCTCGGTGTACCAAGCATTCATGAAAATATAATTACAATCACCAACATAAGTTTTGCCTGGCTCGAGATAGACATCACGAATATTGACCAATTGAAAATCCGCCCCGAAGTATTCATCATCGTTGCGTACAAAAATCACCACTGGTTGTGAGCCATATTTAAGAGCTTTACTAACCACCGCTAGTGATTTATTAATCACCGAACCGCCAGTCGTGGCGTTAGGCAAGATTTTGTTTTCCAGTACCTGATCATACTGAGCCGATAACTCTTCGTCACCATCTTCCAGCTTAACTTTACCAGTTGGGCTTTGTTGGACGATTGCCATCGGGCGAGTTTCCAAAAATGAGGCGGTGGTAGCGTCAGTTACGTCAGGCTGACCTGGTTTGACGTTTTTCGGTTCAGCATCAGCTACTCGTTCGTATTCCACAAACGGCTCAAAATTAGGCTCAAACTTAGTCTTAGCCTGCTGATATTTCTCTTTAAGATTATCTTTGGTTAAAAAAGAAAAAGACACCGATACGCTCCTTCATACATAGGTTTATATGTATAAGAGCCCGTATCTGGGTGTCTTATGTGCTTTTAATTATATCACATTTCTAGTCGACGGCAATAGGTCTTTTTAATAACCTTGATGGTCTTGTCGGATTTGAGCTCGACTTCCACTCCAAGTGACTTATAACCACCACTTAAACTTTCAATCAGCATATCTCGGAGTGTATTAGCGACTAACTCAATGTCACGAGGGTTATTTGGTTTGAGATTTTCGGTTTTATATTCCAAAACCTGATCAACTCGACCATTACGATAATCGACTTGCTTTTGATAGCGCCCAAACTCTAACTGCTCATCTACCACAATGCCCTCGGTGAACTACCACCATAGCTGGTTATAATCTGCTCATCACGTTTTGACCTGAGGCTATAGAGCTTATATCTAACCGCATCTAGAGCGTGATCAAAGCCACCACTCGGCTCATTGATTGAATTGCCGTCGCGATCTGTCTCCCATAAATAGCTTCGATATTCTTTAAGCAGATTGAGCGACTGTTTAGTTACGCTAATCTTTTGTGACTGTACATAGTCGATTGAGGTTTTTAAATACGGCTTGCTTTTAGTACTGGTTTTGTCCGCTGGAGTTATCTGCACGCCATAACTTCTAATTTCGTCAATACTCTTAGGCTCAGCTGAATCAGCCACCACTAGCCCATAAGGTAGGTTATTCAGCACGTCAGCAATATCCTTGTTGAACATACCCTTACGATAAGCTATCTCGTCAAGAATATAACCGCCATTGTAGTAATAAACAGCTACAATCGCCGCTGGATCAACCGAATAACCAAAATCTAGACCATAGCCCTTTAACTCCGCCTCATGTGGTATCTCGTCGATTATCTGCCAGCCAGTGTAAATCCGTCCCTCGACTTCACCAAGTTGCCCTAAACCATAAACTTGCCACCAGGCTTTATTTGGTTTATGAGCTTCAATATCGGCTACAATAGTTGCTGGTAAACCACTGTTGTCTTTATAGGTGACCGTAACCATCTCAACATCATCACGCTTTTGCAATAATTCGGTATAAAACCAAAACTCAAAAGTCGGGTTCCAATCCAACCATATTTCAAGACGCGTACGCACTGCTAGCTGATCATACGCTTCATAAGCTACGTTATTACACTCGTTAATAAATAATCGATCACGACGTGGACCACGCACCTTGTTTGGCTGGTCGGCACTAAAAAACTCTATCTTAGAGCCTGTTTCGAATGTGTAGATAGAGTCTGTAGCATTCCAGGCTGATTCTTTCCAATAGCCGTGTTCCTGCATAATATTTTTAAAATCACGCATAGCTCCACGCTTTAGGTGTGGAAATG